TTTAAGGTGTTAAAATGAGAGCCGGCACACTGCGACATACAATCACAATACAGTCGGCCACGCTTGCTGCGGATGGTGTAAGTGCCGGCGCCACCGAAAACTGGTCAACCTACACGATTGCCTGGGCGGAAATCAAACCGCTTAAAGGATTGGAAGCTGTCGAGCATAAAAAGCTGGGCCAGGAAACTATGCACCGGATCTGGATTCGATATCAAAGCGGTATCACCACGGCCATGCGGATCGCTTGGGATTCACGAACGTTTGAAATCCGAGGGGTACGGAATCCTGACGAACGCAATATCATGCTGGAAATATTAGCAGAGGAAAACACCTAATGATAGAATGGAACGATAGAGAATTGCTGGTCGATATCGAAAAGGTTTCCGACAAGCTGCTGGAACAAGGTGCAGATCAAATTGAAAAAGATGCGAAGTCTTTGTGCCCTGTTAAAACAGGTGCCCTGCGGGACAGCATTGAAAAAAACGAAAGCAAGTTCGAAGACGGCGGGTATGTTATCAGCGCATACGGCGACAAGCACGGCAAAAACGGAAAGCCAAAGTTCTATGCCAGCTTTGTCGAAACCGGTGTCAATCCTGTAGGCGATCAGGTGCCGCAACCGTTTTTGCGGCCGGCGCTGCATAAAAACAAACGGAAACTGCAACAGCTGTTTAATAACCCTAAGCTGAAAATTACGAAAGTTCTGAAATGATTTCAGAAAATTTATTTAAGGCGATTTACACGAAAGCGACGACCGCTGGTAATTTCAATACGGATATCGGTGGGCGGTTTTATTTGAGCGAAGCACCGAAGGGTGTGTCGTTTCCGTATGCGGTTTATCATTTAATCAGCAATGTGCCAGATCGTTATTTTGATGAAAATCATTACAGCGCCAGGATCCAGATCAACTTGTTTGATGACGACAACAGTGCTGCCACAGGCATAACCGATGCATTTCAGTACTGCACGGAATTGTTTGACGACTGCACGCTGGCCATTACCGGTGACGATTTCGTGCATATGGAACGGGAACTGGACTTTTTAAACCGCGATATCGAAGCGGGTATTTGGCAATACATTTTACAGTATCATATTTATGCAGTGGACTGATGGACTACACGCATTTTAAAAACTTTGAACGAATCGCGGTGACCGGGCCGCAACGATCAGGGACGACAATCACCGCGAAGATTATCGCCATGGAAATCGGATATCGATATGTCGATGAAAACGAGTTTGGCATAAATGGTTTTAACGTATTTTGGGGATTGTTTATCAGTCAGAAAAATATCGTCGTGCAGTGCCCGGCATTATGTCACAAGGCTGTCGATATCGGCAAGGCGGACAGCACGGCGGTCGTCATGGTACGGCGCGACGTAGACGACATCATCGAATCGCAGGAACGCATCGGATGGGCAGCAGAGGGAATCGAACAGCTAAAATATAAAACGGCAGAAAAGCCTATCGCGAAAGTAAAATACGACTTTTGGGACCAGCATCAAAAATGGTTGATACCGTATCCATTCGAAATTAATTACGACGACTTGGAAGGGCATTCGTTATGGGTGACAAAAGCAAATCGGCGACGGTTCAAGGTTCGGCAAACAGAATTATGATATCAGTGATCATACCATATGTAAGATCAAAAGGCGCGGAACGATGCGCGGATGCTGCGCAGAAAAATGCCGGCATCGATGACAGCATGTTTGATGTGTTCGCGGCGTATGACGTGGCACGAATCGGGGCGCCCAAAATGGTTAAAGCCATGGTCGAAGTATGCGCTGGTGACATGGTTTGTTTTCTCGCAGACGACACAGTGCCGCAAAAAAATTATTTAAAAAACGCGCTGGATAAAATGCTGCGGTTTCCGGACGGCTGGGGGCTGGTCGGATTCAACGACTGCATCCATGACGGCAACGGTCTGGCAACGCACTGGCTGGGCCACAAAAAACTGCTGCCGCATATCGGCGGCGAGTTTTTTCACACTGGTTATTATCATCGTTTTTGCGATAACGAACTGACCGACCGGGCAAGGATGATTGATCGATATGTATGGGCGGAAGACGCGATTGTAGAACACCGGCATCCGGTAAATCTGAAAGCAAAATGGGACGCGGATTATCGCCGGGTGTATTCGCCGCGATACCGGATCCACGACGGTGTGCTGTATCACAAGCGCAGGTCAGCGGGGTACACGATGTGAAATATGCGATCGGAATGCCCACGACCGAGCAAAAGTTGGACCGGCAGTTTGTGTTCACGTTTTTGGCGATGAATAAGCCGGATTATACGTTGCTGTTGCCGAGCTTTCCGTCGATGAATATCAGCGCGTTGCGGAACGATTTGGTTGTGCAAGCCATCGTCGACGAATGTGATTACTTGATTATGATGGACACGGATCAGATCTATCCGCAGGACACTGTCACAAAGCTGTTGTCGCACCAAAAAGATATTGTCGGCGCCAGGGTGCATCGTCGCTATCCGCCGTTCGACGCTATTATGTACGAAGGCACGCTGCACCATTATCGACACATCGATGACGAGAAGTGTTATTCCGGCGACCTGGTCGAAGTGGATGCCACCGGGTGCGGTTGTTTGTGCATCGACATGCGCGTTTTTGAAAAAATAGATCGGCCGTGGTTTCTTGAAACAAAAGGGGAAGACGGCAAAACGATCGGCGAGGACATATATTTTTGCAACAAAGCAAAGGAACAGGGGATATCGATACATGTGGACACCAGCATCGACATCGGCCATTTGTCGCAGATGGTAGTCAATGAATCGACGTACAGGCTTTATAAAAAAGTCAAAGGGTATGAGTGGCAACAATAAAAACGGAAGGGGAAGGGGCAGTTAAGTCATGCCAAGTTCACCAAAATCGGGAAGATATTGCGCAGTAAAAATCGGGACGGCAACCGTCCTGGGCATGGGCAGCTGGTCGCTGGGCGGAGTTACCGCAGATCAGCTGGACGCGTCGGAATTTGGGATGGAATGGAAGCGGTTCGAGTTCGGTCTGATGGACGGCGGGCAGATCAGTTTCAATGGTCTGTTCGATCCTGCTGACGTGACAGGCCAGGAAGCGATCCGCGAGGCCAACATCGAAAACACCGACATGACCACGCTTAGATTGTATGTGGATAACACCAGTTATTACGAGCCGTGCCAGACGACCGGGTATCTGTCACCGACCACGACCAGCGGCGCATCGACCGAATTGTCGCATGTCAACATCGTATCGTTTGACATATCTGCTGACAAATCCGGTTTGATGCAAGGGTCGTTTTCGGCCAAGGTCACCGGCGCGATGGTGCTGATTTAATTTTAAACGGAAGGGGGCAACACATGGCGATCAGAGTAAACATAAACGACCTGAATCCTGGCGCGTGGTTCGACTTCATGGACGGCGCACGCGTCAAGGTCAGGCCGTTTGCCGGCAACATCTTGGATGACATCAGAAAAAAAGCGACACAGACAAAGGTGGAATATAAAAAGCAGGGAAAGATCGGCCGTTTGCAGCGGATCGAATACATCGATCTGGACGAAGATAAAATGCAGGAGCTGCTCTGGGATTACATCATTGTCGATTGGAAGGGCTTCGATGACGAAAAGGGCAAGGCGATAAAATGCACGGTTAAAAACAAGGTCAAGTTCATGCGGACCTGGCCGGAGTTTTATGATTTCGTCGACAATGCCGCTGATGTCTCTACTGCTGATGTCGAACAAAAAGCCGAGGAAGTGGAAAAAAACTGATCGAAGTCGTGGATCGACTGTCTGAAAAGTCGAGCTGCGACGATTGCCGAGCATTATACCAGCACCGCGGCGAAGATCCGCCATGTGACGATTGCATTCCGCCTATTATGCCGGAGAATGAATTGTTGCTGCAAATCTACAATACCGCACGCGGGCCAGACAATTCGCTTGATCTGTCCGTGGTTTTGCGTGTGCTGGACCTGCACGACATTACCTGCCGTCAAACCGTTTTGGGTTACCTAAACACCATCAAATCGCTGCACGCATATGTGATGCAGCTTGCCAGGGATAAGGCCGAACCATGAATCTGGGAACCGCATACGTCGCAATAAAAGCTAAAATGGGTGGATTAAAAACCAGCCTGTCTGGTGCCAGGCGCGATGTCGACGACGCGTCTACCGGCATGAACCGCAGTCTATCGAAAATCAACTGGAACGCGGTGGCCATCGGCGCAACAGCAGCGTTTGGTGGCCTGGCGATAGGTATACACAAGTCTGTTGATGCAGCGTCCGATCTGGAGGAAGTGACCAGCAAGTTTTACACGGTTTTTCGTGGCGTTGAAGAACAGGCCGACAGGATGACCAGCATTTTAACCACTGGTTATGCCATGAGTACCAGGGAAGCGCGGGAATACATGGCAGCGGTTCAAGATCTTTTGGTGCCGATGGGCATGCAGGCACAGTCTGCAGCGACCATGTCCGGCGAAATTGTGAAGCTGGCCGCGGACCTGGGATCGTTCAACAACTTGCCGACCGCGCAAGTGATATCTGACATGCAAAGTGCCCTGGTCGGCAATTATGAAACCATGAAAAAATATGGTGTCGTGCTGACCGCAACAATCGTGCAGGAAAAAGCGTTGTCCATGGGTTTGGCCGAAACGAAAAAGGAGTTGACGGCCGCGGATAAAGCGCAAGCTGCGTATACGTTAATGCTGGAAGGGTCGTCTGCCGCAGTCGGTGACATGGCGCGCACGACGGACAGTTATGCCAATACTTTAAAACGTCACAAGGCAACGCTGGATGATTTTTGGTCGAACATGGGCAAGGTGGTGCTGCCATTGGCAGCTTTTGCCGTGGAAAACCTGACTACGGCCATCGAATTTTGGGCTGAGAAAGCCGGCATATCCCTGGAATACGCGGCAGAAAAGCACAACAAAGTATACACCGGTTTTGTTAAAGACGCGGAGGGATACGAAGAGTATGCAGTCGATGCGCACAAGCATGTTGCCGATGTAGCCAAAGATCAAATCGAAGCCATCGAAGACAACTGGTCGAAATTTTACGAAGGCAGAATGCCTGAGTTAATAAAAAA